TACTCACATACATATCAAAACATTTAGCATCAAACCCAACAACAACACACTTACCAAAAACGTTCCACTTGTTCTTGAGGATATCTGCGATTTGACGTACGTTAAACCCTTTCATCACTACCGGCGTCTCATCACCAAAAACTCTTGTAATGGCCTCATATAGACCGTGCTCATTTGGTTTGAGATAGCAGCCAACACCAATGTTATACACTGGGTGGCGAGGTTGGATACATCTGGGGGCGCCAGTTCGTTTAACTTTTTCACACTTCACAAAAGACACAGCTCGCGCGTGCTTTTTCAGAACTCCACTGGTGTAAAATTCGCTCAACGCATTCTCATAAATCGTCCTTTTCCGGCCGCGGTACATCTCAACAAATTGTTCAGGGGAAACCTTGGGGGTCCATTTGGATTCACGCAAAATACGCCGTTTGAAACGTTTGAGCCGGGTCTCTACGAAACACCGGTCAGGGTTAATGGGTTCTACGAATTGTCCATTAACTTCACACTTGTACATTCGCTCTAATAAAGCAGTCGCTAACGTGCCAACATCAGGGTCATTAATCTGCAACGCCCGATCCATACTTGTAATACCATCGATCAAGTACGCTCGTCGCTGCCTACAGGGTGCCTGGGTTTTGGTGACCACCATCCGCGAATCAGAAATCTCACTTACGTGTCTGACCCCGGTCACCGTGCCCAAGCCCCCCTACGCGGTGGACCCAAACGTCCACGCCTTCAACCGAGATTTTGCCTCTCGCGTCCTCAACCACGCAGAAGCCCCAATCTCAGCGTCACTAGGAATGAACGCTGCAGCAACGATGTAGGGTGTGACCCGGGCGGCATCAACCTCCCTCACCCCACGCTGTTGCATTTGCTGAGCCACAAATCTCCGAATCGCCAATTCATTGGCCCTAGAACGCTCCGGCACGCCAAACTTCAGTTTGACGGCAGCAAGGATACACGTAGCAAATTCATTGGTATGTTTCTTATGAATGCGCCGGTGGTTTTTAACCTCCAACACACCCCGATCCAGCACCACTTTACCATCATGCTTATCAACCTGCATCACGTTCCGTTGATTCCGAGACTTCCACACCTCCAAGCTCCTACCAACATCGGCAGCTTTGCTATCCAGTCCGTCCCCAACGTTACCCACAATAGCAGTGGTAGTTGAGGCTGAGAAAGCATCACAAATGATGTCAGCCGCGAGCTTAACCTGCCCATCTAATCGGACCGCCGTGTCCGAGAAATGCCCTGAAACAAGGTATTCCTCAGCAATGTTACCTTCACTCTCCAAGAAACACTGCAGTTGAGCTTCCGCAAAGGGTTGAGTAAACCACCAATAAATGGCAGTTCCCACTTCACATGGACTCAAACAATAACCGGCATGGTCATAGTCGGGATGTTCTTTCACTTTCTTCTTAAGGCGTCGGGTTTGCGAGTTAATTTCAGCGTTTCCAACGGCGGCCACAACGGACGGTAAATCCGAGTGGCCCATAGTAATAAGATCGATGATTGTTTTAAAGCTAGCCATAGTTGAAAGTTAAAGGGGGGGGGTTCATGTAGTTAACAGCCTACATGTGCTTTATTCTTCTCAGGTGATGTAACCTGGTAAGTTGCCCCTCCGTCGCAACCTACTATGACCAACTTCATGGTCCCTTTTCTTCATTGGCTCCTATTCCCCCAAACTGGGTTCAGATGGTGCATAACCGCTTGTCCCGATAGTGCAATACACATATTTACCATTTAATGTGCAGCTTAACTACCCATGCACAACGCATCATGCAAGTCTAGGTTCGGCTCCTAGCAACACCATTG